CAACAAGGAATGAATATACAAAAAGAGAATGTTCGCAAAGGTTGGGATAATAAACTAGTGGCAGAATACAGGCTATAAACAAAAGCCCTGCTCAGCATGGAGGAACTGGGCAGGGCAAAGCGTGGTGAACAGGGAGAAACACACGCTGATTTCAAAATACATAACCAAACAAATAACGCAAGAGATTTCTATGGAACAAGATGAATTAAAAGCTCACCGCAAATGGATACAAATACAAATAGCAGTCATGAGACAAAAGTTTTTTATGAACCATATGCAACCCCAAGTGTATGAAGCGTTCATGTTATCCTGGGCTGATGCATTGCAAGACTATAGCAAAGAAGAAATAAGCAAAGCAATTGCACAATACATTTCTCAAAGCCCAAAGATTGCACCCAATGAGGGACACATAAGGCAGATCATTATGAGAAACAGGCCAAGAGTTAAGCCAGTACCCAAGGAACCAGAGCCAAAGAAAGATTTACCAACCATTGAGGAACGCAAAAAGATAGCCGCATCTCTAGGCTTAAAGGTAGTTCCATAACCCCCCATGTTTTGGAACTAAATATACGTCAATAAAGATGATTAATTAACGTATGACCACCCTTGCAATTACTAATGTTATGTAATACTAATATATAATATGGAGGATATTATGAATAGAAAAGGTTTTATCGGTGGCTCTGATGCAGTTAAGATTATGCGTGGAGAGTGGCTAGATTTATGGAAGATTAAAACAGGTCGCATTGAACCAGAGAATTTAGATCATGTACTACCAGTACAGATTGGTATACTTACAGAGGATTTAAATCTCTCTTGGTTTGAGCGTGAAGAAAATGTATTAATTATTAATCAACAATTACAACTTGAAAAAGATTTAGATGGTGTAAAGATTAAAGGAACAATTGATGGTGAAGTTGTAAGAACCACAATTAAATCACTAAAAGATACTAGTCGTTACATTATTGAAGCTAAACATACTAATGCTTTTAATAATATGAAGAAAGTATCAGAGTATTATCAAGCACAAATGCAATTGTATATGTGGTTAGCAGAAGCAGATAATTGTTATCTCTCTGTTATCTTTGGCAATCTTAAATGGGATTGGACTAAGATACCATACGATGAAAGTTATACTGCAACATTATTAGATATGATCAAAGAGTTCTGGGGATACATTGAAAGAGATGAAGAGCCAGACATAAACAGAGGAGAAGACTATGGATAATACGGAAAAAGAAGCATTGGCTTGGAAAATGGAACTATGGAATAAGGTATGCAAAACTGATCCTAAATATATTAAACAAGTAGGATTTGGTGCGCGTAAGTTTACAGCTATTGACCCACAATATCAGATAAGAAGTATTACTGAGCAGTTTGGAGCAGTAGGTGTGGGTTGGGGTTGGAACTCAACAACAGAATACATTCACTTTAATAATGGTGATGTAGCAGTAGTGTCAGGTGTATCTATTTGGACACACGCAGATGAGAAAAATATTTTCGGGCCATTTAATGGTTGTCGTAAGTTCTTTGATGCAGGGAAAGGCAGACTTGCAGAGGATGCACCAAAGATGGCTATCACTGATGGCCTAACTAAAGCACTATCACACTTAGGATTTAATGCAGATGTATTCTTAGGTGAGATGGATGGAAATAAATATGCACAAGATGAGAAAGGAAAAGGTAATGACGCAGGTTGGTAGACCTCAAGCAGACAATAAGAAAATGGTAGCGATTAATCTATCTCTACCGCAAGCAATGCTTGATGCAGTGCAAGCACAAGCAGACGCTATCGGAGAATCTAAAGGTATGATAATCCGAGCGGCACTAAGACAAATGTTTTCAGTACAACAACAAGGAGTAAACAATGACTGAATATGATAACACAAATAGCGGAGCAGTATTTAAACCAAGGGATGTTATGAAGATGATACTCCAGGGTAAACTAAACTTAGAAGGTAATGACAGAGATCTAATTGTTGTTAGCGATACATCACAAGCTGGTAAAAAATATATGAAACTCTATCAAAAGGTTGGTGCTATGTTTCCTAATGATAAAGAGGGCAATGAAAAAAAACCAGACTTTGCTGGTAAGTTAGAGGATTATGCTACTAATAAAGATATGGTCATTGCCGCCTGGACTAAGGATAAAGGTGGCAATAAATATATGACCCTTAGTATTGAGGAGAAACGTGGAGCCTCATTATCACAAGAGTTAAACGATGAGATACCATTTTAAATTGTCGTGTATTAATTAATCGGATTAATTAGACCACAAGCTGTGGGTTTTTAAGTAGCTACTTAATTACCCACACACTAACGGAGGAAATAATGAAAAAGAAATACCCGAATAAACTAATAGAACAAGCACATCATTTAGCATTTGAAACTAAAGCAAGTAACAAAGCTATTGCTAAAAAATTAAATTTAAAAGCAGATCAATTAGATTATGTTTTGTATACACTTAAACCAAAAGAAAAACCAAAGCCTAAAGAACCTACTATTACTGAAAGTTTCTTAGACCTTTTTATTGCGGATAAATTTAGATGACTACACCGCAACAAATAATTGACAGACTTAAAAGAGTAGCTAGTATAATACAGCTAGATGCTCTTGAAAAGAACAGGGCAGGAGTTAGGAACAGAGGCGATGAGTTGCTAGCTTTACTAATTTTATTAGAAGAAAAATTAATAGAAGAAGAAGAAAGAGTTTATTTTAAAGAAGAGGAAGATAACAATGCAAGCTGATCCAATCTTTATGTCACGCAGAGACAAAGTATTACACGAAGCCAATGAATTAATAAGTAAAGATAGGAACAATCAGTATGGAGATCCCCAAAAAAACATGGAGTTAATAAGAAAAAATTGGGAAGAAGTCTTGCAATGTAAGATAGAATTGTGGCAAGTACCATTTATGTTAGCCGAAATGAAGATGGCTAGAATTAAAAGCGGTGGTTACAAGGAAGATTCGATAGTAGATTGTATTGGATATTTGGCATTAGCAAGTGAACTTAAAGACAAAAACATTTCCAAACTATAAGGAACAGACGTATGTTACAGGGTCTTACGCAAACCTTATTGATGCAATGGTATGTTACAGGAACCAACTCGGAATATCTCAAGAAGAACTTGCAGATAGGATTGGATGCGCTTCATCACTGGTGCATAAATGGGAACAACATAAGCGAGTGCCTTCGGGTTTCTTGTTTACGTGTTGGTTAGACGCTCTTGGCTGTGAGATCACGATCAACTTCAAAGAAACTTAGGCAACAGTCAGCAATATGTGAGGCGTGTGGAATTGATTCTGATTTATTCGTTGCTATACTTGCATCAATAGAACCAACAACACATTACATTATATGTTTAAGTTGTTATGAAAGGGATACATGGCAAACAGAAATAAACTTAAAGGAACTTACCACGAAAACTGGTTCGTCAAATGGCTCCAAGAAATTGGCATCCAAGCCAAGAGAGTACCGCTCAGTGGTGCACTCGGAGGTGAGTACTCAGGAGACATCCACCTCGAAGTTGGAGGAAGAAAACTGGTGGGAGAGGTAAAGTATAGAGACAAGTCTAACTTCCCTAGCCCATTTAAAGTATTGGAAGGCAGAGACATAGCCTTTTATAAGAGGAGAACGGGCAATCCTCAAACCCTAGTCATTATGAGTGGCGATCAATTTAAAAATTTTATGGAGAAAGATAATGAAAGCAACAGTACAGAAGTTTAAAATAACAGAAGAACAAGAGATACTCTATGGTAAGCTTATGAAAGCATCAGCTATTGCCATGGGTCAGCAACCTAAACTACCTCATCTTAATGTATATGAAGCACAAAATAAAAGGTTTGAAGGTAGGAGAAAAGAAGCATATGATATTATAAAAGAGTTTGGTCCATTAACAGTACTTGAGTTGCAAAATTTTATGGGTTTCAAAACTATTGAAGGTGCAAAAAATATTATACATAAATTAACAAGGCAAAATAGAATTAGAAGATTACCTAATCTAAATAAAAATAGATATGTTTTATATAAAGTAAAGTGATGACAGAATTAACAATCGTAAAGTTTCTCAAGCGTATGGATAAAGCTAACATCCCTAAGAATGGTTTCCCATATGATAGAGTAATAACAAGTGACAAGTTCTTAGTGCAATTAGCGCAAGAAGTTAGTGATCTATGCACCGCAGTTATTATATTAAATGATGAGCTAGAAAGAATAAGAAAAAATTCTATTGATGTTTAACGTTGATACACTGGCAATCAATATAAAATAATTTACCATTCCTATCATCTATAGCATTAGCCATAGCATAAACTGCTCTCTTAATATTTTGCTCACATCTTTCTTGTGTTGTTTCTGCAATAGGTGGAACCCAACCTTTACACATATCACCATTAGAAAATGTAGCACAGTATATCATTGCCATAATCCACATTATAAACAAACCTTTACACGACTAACTTCACCCTCTTCTTTATGATATGTAATGCCTTGCATCTGTGATCTACTGCTGTAAGCATGACTAGAAGCATAGGAATCTTTACCTGTTACTGCACGTAGCTGTTCAACAAGTACACCACCTATCTCACGCATCATTGTATGGTGTAGGTGTCCAGTAAAATAAAATCTATGCTTAGTTCTACCCCATATTTCAGGCCAGGCATCAGCCATATGCAACACAAGTCTATCTGCTTTAGCCTTATCTCCATGGTGCGCGGCAATCATAACACTTCCAAACTCATGCACAAAGAAATCAGCAGACGTTTGTTCGACGGTCACTCTAGTATTATTCTTGTAACGCTCCGCGATTGCAAACATCACAGCCAAATAAGAAGTCTCGTTGTGATTACCACGCAATACTCTGCATATTACTTGCTCATGTTTCTGCAACGCACAATCAATCGCCGCAGCTAACGCAGTTATTGCACACCTTAGAGAATAAAAAAATCTTTCAGAGACATCGAGTGGGTGTTTACTTCTAGGAGTTTGTGCATTGTTATCATCAGCATGGGTAAGATCACCAACATCTAAGACTAATGCAACCTTAGATTGTGGTGAACTAGCAACACACTTAGCCATCCCAGTTTTAATTCTATCTACTGCAATGTCAGAATTATATTCCTCACCAGTCTCGCTAGCGTGCGCTCTCATGCCTATGTGTGCGTCAGCGATAGGGTAAAGGGTAAGCAAGTTATCTTCCACCACCTCAGGAGGCTTTACAATCTCACACAGAACGATTCCATTTATTACATCTCGTATTGATTCCGCTATATCGTTTGTATTTAAGCTATCTGTTTCGTTTCTAAAATATAAACTAACATCATCAGTCTTAATCCAGCCAGAATGTACAGCATTAATGTTTGCCATACCTGTTTCATTCATAGCGTACTTTATACCGTCATCAATTTCTTCATATTTCTTTGCTGAATTTATTCTATGCCTTAGAGCAGAGCGACTAATCCCTAGAGCCTTAGCCGCTTTGACTTGACTTCCGTATTTAACAACAGCATCGAGTGCTTCTTGTTGCTTTGGTGTCACTTACGTTCCTTACATATACACTTGTATATACAAGCGCATGATTCTTTGCATATACATTTATCTTTACATTTACAAGTCATGTCAATTTCCTACTAATGGGTTGTCTAATGCTTCCTGTAATCTTTCACTTAATCTATCTTCTAGTTGCTTTAAGTTAGAGTCGATACGTTCTTCTGTATCTCTCATTGTATCACGTACATCCTTTTCTGTTTCTCTATTTAAAGATTCTATTTCTCGAAGGGAAGAATTAACATCTTTATTTAATTGATTCATCTCAGCTAGCGTATTCTCTACCATTAAATCTATTGATGCTTGTGTGTCTTTAATTCTATCAGAGGATTTCTCTACCTTATTATCTATCTTATCTATGTAACCTTCTAGCTTTAGTATATCATCACGCAGATTATTCTTGATGTCTTTACTGTACTCCAACGCACTATCTAGTTTTGTTTGAACTAATGTGTTCTGAGATTTAATAGCACTAATATTTATATTTTGTATAATGCCTTTCATATCCATGTAGTCTTTGTAAACTTCGAAGCCACCCCACAATCCACCGCCAAGTGCCGAAACAATTGGAACAAATAACATTAACTTGCCACCTTTTATCTTTGCTCCTGCTATTTCTACTTCAGCCATACTACGCTCCTAGTTTTCAAATGATAAACTTCTTAGTTGATTAATTTCTTTCTGTAACTTTAATACTTCTAGCTCTTTCTTCTGCAACTCAAGCTCATACAATCTATTGCAATCAATTCTTGATTTAGATCTAGCGCCTAAAGGTATAGTTATTCTACTATAAACACCTATGTCACCTGTCCTAGTTGTGTCAGATTGTATTAATCCTGTAACACCAAACTCCCAATTAGTAGCTGACCCTATAGCATTAGAACAATCTAACTCTCCAGCTCTAAACTTATCTGCTTGAAAGTTTTGACTTGCGTTAGGTAATGAGAGATTCAAAGAATTAGACACAGAATCAGCCCAAGCTATATTGTAACTGAGTATAAATATAATAAAAAATATTTTCATTTCTTTATCTTAGAACATATGCGCGAAGCTATTAATGTTACCTGCTCTTTACCTTTAAATACTTTTGATTCAGTGCAAATGTAAACAGCTTTAGCTATGTCTCTTGACCTTATGTAAACATCAAATATTTTTTTCTTATTATATCCTACCTCTATTATGTTAGCAGTAGATGCAAACGGTACTGGCTTCCAGTTATCAGTAAAGACACCTATCTCATACCATGACACATCACTTCTGCGATTAAATATTTTTAAATTTGTTACTGATACACCTTTTATATAAGACGACTCCAGCTTTGGATAAGCTGGTGTCATCTCATGTGCGTGTAACGAACTACACAAACATACAGCTATTATTACTTGGCGATACATTCCGCTACTATTAATGCTGTGTAGTTACCAGCAGGTAAAGACTTAGTGCTACCATACTGAGCAGTAGAAGCTACAGTAAACCAAGTGCTACCAGCTAATGTTAAGTTAAACTCAGTTACATTATTGTAAGTAACCTTAGCCGCTTCGTATGCGCTCATATCTGATACGCTTACCTGTCCTACAACGGTACTACCTGTCCATGCTACTGCATCATTAAGTGTTGGGCTTGATGAGAAACTATTAGGGTGTGTAAACTTAGCCTTATAATAATCTGCCTGCGCTACATCAATTCTAATTGACGCTGGAACGCCACCGTCTGCTGGTACTGTAGATAGTTTGTAAGGAAGAGGGTGTCCATAAACACCAGAGGTTTCTGTCCATACAGAACACTTGGGTTGTACTTGACCTGTAATGGGGGAATCAATTGCCATTGCAGAGCTTGTTGATAATAAAAATATTAATGGTACTATTTTTTTCATGTTATTTCCTAATCTTTATATTGTGATCTAACTATTCTTCTGTGGGATTTATCTTGTTTTAGATTTATTAACGCTGTGGCATTATCTTCTATGGTACTATCTGCTAATTTAATTGTTTCTTCATACTTACCACCTTCTATAGTTGCATTATAATACCCATCTAATGTACCAGCCGCAGCCATTTGCTGCATCATTGCTAGTTGTTGTGTTGGATTTGCTATTTGCTCTGCTGCTCCTGCAACAGATAACGCTCTTTCCATTTTTAATTCTTCTTGTTCTTCTTCTTTCTTTTCTTTTGCAACTTGTTCTTCTTCTTGTTCTTCTGTCTTACGATCTAGTTGATACTGAACCCATTCATCATAGTAAGGATCATCTATTGCTGGTTCATTATTAAGCAGATCATTGTCTAAAAGATATTGATACAAAGCATCTTTAAAGTTAGGGCAGCTAGGATCAGAGAGTGGAATGTAACAAGGATCAAACTTATAATTGTACGCTATTATTACATTGCTAAGCGTTGCACCATTACTAGCTGTAATACTTCCCTCTCCCCATCTACTACCAAGCGAAGGATTAACAACATCAAATCCTATCTTAGTATTGCTTGGTAATTGATCCCAGTTATCGTGTCTTTCATATATATTACCAGTTTCGGTGCTGTTTTTATTTACAATAGAAACTGTAGAATCTGCACTGCTACTTTTATTTATTGTATACTTATGAAATATACCTTGAACTTGTAACCCTGCTTCAGGTGGCAACACATCTGTCATATTCCAAGTGTGTTTATTCTTAGCTACATTGTTTGTTCTTCCGTATGTGTAGTCAGAGTATAAACAAGAGGGCCAAGAAAAGACCAATAACAGCGCCAGCACCTGTTGCGGTGTTCTTAGTATCATCATCCCATTCCTCCTTTGCTCCTGTCTTAGCATCAGGAACTAAGTGTGGGTTATTTTTCCATGCATCTTTAGCTGGCTGCCCTACAAGACCATCAAATGGACACGGTGTACCTGCATTCATCATGCTTTCGAACACACGCTTGTCCATACAAAGTACACTAACTGCTGCAACTTTCATTCCCATATCATAGAGAACTTTAGCATTCTTTAATCTTTCACAATTTAAATCTCTTGTTGTAGTACCTATTGATATACCCAGTATTTGTGTTTGCACTGCACCTGACATACCTACTGTGCATAAGTCTGAGTTAGAGTTATTAATAGTAGGTGACATAGCTGAAGGTGGCGGTGACTTAACTGTAGTAGTAGAAGTAAGATTAGAATCTACTGTAGATGTAGTATTACTATTAGTTTCTATACAGTTAGCATTGGTAACGCTATCACACCCTTCAGCATAAGCCATAGGAGCAAGCACTATTAAAAATAATAATGCTAAGAATGTCCAACCTATATATGTAAAAGCTTTAAGCATTTTATGACCAAGGCACTCCTGTACCTTCAGTTGGATTTTTCTGCTTTTCTATTTCTGACGCTATTAATGCCTCAACATCAGATTGCGATATGTGTTCCCATACCCACCCTTGTGCTGTCTCTTGAGTAACATCTTCATAAGCTATAAAGTCAGCATCAGTTGAATCAAATGTTAAACCTACTGTACCATAGTTTGAAGATGAGTGATCACCGTCAACGCCTGTACAACGCCAGTGAATAATTTTAATACCGCCTGTTGCAATTTCTCTTTCGAGATTAGGTATTGACCAAGTGTATGTAATTGCCATCTTATGTCTCCTGTGCTGCTAAGTGTGCCGCATAAGCTGTCTTAACGGCATCTGTATGTACTGATGCACAAATGGCTTGTACTTCAGTGCTTTCGTTTGCAAGATCATCTGTTGAGATATCTGGTGCTACAACATGACGTGAAAAGGATCGACTAATCTCTGTGCCGTCACGCTTAATAACTGTAGCAGTGCGTACTTGCACATGCTTGTAGTCACCTACGATTTCTATTTTATCTTGTACTGTTTCTTCTGTTAGTGCCATATTGGCCTCCTTTGTTTATCGTGGCGTTATTGCCACCTGACTACCCTGTGATCCAACAGGGGTGTTATGTTGTGAAGTAAGTAATAGTAAATCGTATTTCACCCGTACCCATATTCGTCCAGTCAATGCTAGTAACTGTAGTTGCTGTGGCAGAAGTATTACCCGTTAGGTCTAGGATTGTTGTAGAGTCCGCTGCGTAAACAGACATACTGTTCATTGCAGATGTAAAACCAGCCCAATACGAAACGTTTCCACTTGCTTCAATACCACTAGGGGAAATAATGTTTGCAACAGTAAACGGTAGTCCCCCAAAACGAACAATACCACTTGCTGTATTGACGGAACTGACATCTACCTCTGCATTAACCGTTACCATACGGCCCACTTTTGTATACGAGCCAGATGCTTCAGACAAAGTAGCTGCTCCACTTGTGCCTATAGCAGTAGGCGTCCAAGTCCCCTCCTCATAGTCCTCCAGCTTATTAGCCGCCCCAGTGCCGCCAAGGTAAGCACCGCCTGATAGGTAGAGGTCTTTGAAGCGTCTTGTGTCTGCTCCAAGATCAATAGCATTATCTACTGTAGCGCCATTTCTTGCTGGGCGAATTACTCCAACATTACTTTTAAAGTGTAGGCCAGAACCAGAAGTAGTGCCTGATTGGATATAAAGAGCATCACCACCTTCCGACCCAATACTTCCCACTCCTGAGCCGTCTTTACTAAACCGAACAATCTCCCCATCGCTAGTACCTCTGTTGAAGTCACCAGCACGAGAACCATCGGATGTGGACTTAAAAACACCGTCTGACTGTAATACCATCCCCGTGTCTGGGTCAGAAGCTGTTGTAGTCTTACCCACCAGCAAGTTACCGCTGCTGTCGATGCGCATGGCTTCTGTAAATGAGATAGTATTACCAGCAGTTCCAGACGCAGCATAATACCAGATATGATTACCAGCCTGTTGAGAGTAACTGGTTGCAAAGTCACTTTCTATGTAAATATTTTGTGCAGAACTGTTTAAATACCAATTACTATTAATATATAAATCATTTCCATCATTATTATAAATACTAGCAGTATCTATTTGAAGAACTACTTCATTATTAGATGTACGCCATCCAGTTTCAGGAACAACTCCAATACCCACGTTACCTGATGAGTCGATCCGCATAGCTTCTGAGCTATTATTATTATCATAGAATGTAAGTTCACCACCAGAACTAGGCAGTTTAAAAGACCAATCCGCTTGACTTGCAGTAGGTCTTTGCAACCTAATTTCACCTGCACTTCCCTGCACTTGTAAGGGCGCACTAGGCAAAGTCGTGCCAATCCCCAAATTTCCAGAGGCATTCAGTATCATTTTTGGAGTAGTGTTTATTTCAGTGATAGTTGACCCAGCACTAGCAGAAGCCGCAGTAAACCATTTGTGATTCCCTTGGTACTGCATATAGCGACTTGCACCTCTTTCACTGATGTTTTTAAACTGGTCACTATTATTTACATAAGCATTGTTCCACAGCTCAGTTGTTACATTTGCATCAGAGTGAAGAGTAGCCTCTGTTCCTAGTTGGAGTACGGTGTCAGTAGCGTCATTTCTCCAGTTTGTGTTAGGAACAGAATTTATTCCCACTCGGTTTGACGAGTCTATGCGCATGGCTTCTGAGCCACCAGTAGCAAAGAACAAGTCATTAGTCTTAATCCCGACCTGCGCTACACTTGTAGTTGCACTATCTTTGAAACCTATGTTTGCATTTGCGTCGGTACTCTCAAATGTTGCAAGCTGATTGTCTGCCCCATACAAGTGCATTGTATAGAGGGGCGAAGTCGTGCCAATACCAAGCGATTCAGCACTCGCATCCCAGTAAAACGCTTGGCTGCTGCCCGCCGAATCGTAGAAGCTGATGTCGCCTGAGCCACTAAATCTTGCCCTTTGCTTATCATCATTTGATGAACTATCAGATATTAAGGAAAATGCGCCTCCATCATTTCTTAACTTTATATCTGTATAAATGTCGTCGCTTGCAGACCGCCTTAATGTAAGTGTTGCGTCTCCTGTACCTGAGTTCCCAATTATAACATTGGGGTCAGAGTCAGTCGCTTCCACAGTCAGCCCATCGCTGGTCAAAGTACCCGTGATGTCTACGCCTGTGCTGGTGGTGGCTATTTTTTCAGAACCATTGTGGTATATATTGACAGAACCACCATCATTTCCAACGATTATACTTGCGTTATTCGCAGCATTATTTACTACAAAAGAACCTGCATTAATTTGTAAGTTACCAGTGCCAGCGTCTTTGATGATACTATTAGACCCATCGTGGTAAATTTGTAGGTCAGAGTCATCACCGAAGATGGCTTTGTCATCATCACCAAATGTAGCATCTCCTGAAAGCACTAATGATCCTGCTGTAACAGCACCAGACGCAGTAAGAGTAGTTATATTAGGATTAGCACCACTGCCAGCTAGTGTTGCCATGTCAGCAATAACAGAGCTAGTAGCAAGTAAATTTAAATCTTCTACGATTGCACTTGTTGCTAGTAGGTTTAAATCAGTAACTATGTCGCTTGTTGCTAAAGTATTTAAATCAGAAACAATGTCAGAGGTAGCCAGTGTGTTTATATCACTAACTATATCTGAAGTAGCTAAAGTATTTATGTCACTTACAATATCAGAAGTAGCAAGCGTATTTAAATCAGTAACAATATCAGCAGTAGCAAGGGTATTTAAATCTGATACAATATCTGTTGTTGCTAAAGTATTTAAATCAGAAACAAAATCACTTGTAATTAAACTAGACACTCCAGCAACAGAAGTAACATTGCTCGCTATATTAGCAACAGTAGTTATATTACTGCTTATTGCGGCAAGAGTATTCATATCTCCAACTGCATCAGTTGTTGCAAGAATATCTAAATCTGCAACTGCGGCAGCAGTTCCGAGTCTACCTATTTCTGTGGCTTTGCCAGCTACCACACCTATATCTGTTGCATCAGCAGCAACAGCAGTAACGTCAGAAGAAATTCCAGCAATAGTATTTACATCTGCTATAGAGCCGCCAACAGAATTAACGTTAGATATAGAGCCAGCTACTGTATTAATGTTAGTAGCATTAGATACAACAGAATTTATATTTGATGTATTCCCAGCAACAGTCGTTACATTACTAGCAACTCCAGCTACTGTTGTTACATTACTATCTATACCAGCAACGGTTGTAACATCAGATGCTATACCAGCAACTGTACTTATATTAGCTGTAATTGCAGAAAGAGAGCTTACATTAGCTATAGTAGGGCCAACTTCTGGTGCACCAGTAGTAGCATTAAACCCTAGAACAGTACCTTTTCTAACCGCAACAAGAGGTAACTCCATGCTAACTGCTGTATCGTCATCTGCTAAGTGTAACCCTCTATCAATACCGTCTTGTAAATCTGCTTGTATTCCTACAAACCTGTCTAACTCAGTATTTAATGAAGATATTTCAAATCCACCAGATATAGGAAAATCTGTTGTTCTTTCTAAAGCTATACTTCTAGTAATAACAACGGTGCTTCCACCACTTGCGCCAGTTACACTATTACCAGATGTAGTGTTTATAGTACCAGTTGCTCCATCACCACCTGTAACAGTATAATGCGTTGTAATAGTTTTCTTAGTACCATCTACATAAAAGTTAAGATCAGCTCCAGCAAAAAACTCAAATGGCACAGTAAATGCTGTCTGAGTTGCACCTTCATCTACCGTATATGATATACGCGGTGTATTGTCTGATAAACTAATAGTCATATTTAACCTCTTTTTTCTGCCTTATATCGCAAGCTTTTACTTTGCAACGCACAATTAAAACCACTTACCAAAGTTATTTGTGAACGCATTCATTTCATCTTTCCAAAACCACATCCTCATAAATGGTAAACTTCTAACCATATTTTTAGCTCCTTCAGAAAAATCACCTGCTATCATATCTTTAAGTGCTTCTCCGTAATCATATGCAATACTTGGCCCTGCACCACCAAGACCTACAGCAGCACCATAAGCATCATCTGCTGGAAATTTAGGTTGTATAAAATTTCCTGTTGGGTTTTTTCCAGTAACAGCTAAAGCAGTATGCATTGATTGATAAAATAAATCTGAATAAAGAGCAGCTATACCACTTTGATCAAATCCTCTAGCAAACCAATCTCTCCAAGTCATATCTTCAAAAACAAAATCTGGAGTTTTATATTGTACTGCCATCATGCCAAGTCCTAAAGACATTGATAAACCAAGCATTCTGTTTTTCATTTGCCCTTGAGCCGCGGACATTGTTATTTTATTTAATGCACCCAAAGAATAACTATAAAATTGAAATGGCAATCCAAGTAAATTACTTTCTATTCTAGCATATCCTTTTACTTTATGGTGTTCTTTCATCCCAAATTGCCTACCAACACTCATAGGAATATACGCAACACCAGAAACTATTATAGGTTTATCTGCAGGTGTACCCATAATAACTGTATTTAATATACCACTTTGTAATGCAGTTCTAAATACTTCTAATGTTTCATCATCTACTTTAGCTGACGCTTCCCATTTTAAAGTATTAGGTAATATTAATCCATTAGAAGTTATTTCGTGTGGAGTTGCTGCTATTTTAGCTGCTATTCTTTCGTCTATATTATAGCGAGCTAAATAAGATTTTTCTAATTTAGTAGGTTTTCCATATTTTTTTGGATTAGAAACTTTTCTTGACATATCAATTAAAGAATGACCGCGAATAACAGAGTCTAATGTTTTAGCTAAATGTGTTATTGGTGCTAGGCCATTAGCAAGATAAAAAACATTTTTTGCTTGATCCCATTTGCTAGAAACATTTACATCATTAGTAATATCTTCAACATATCTAAAATGAGAATTACCTTGAATAAGTTCAATAGCTTCTCCTACTAACTTAGCTTCTTTACCCTTTAAATTAACTTTATTATCAGTTATTAAAGCTTGTAATCCTTTAATTATATCTCCCATATCATGTTCCATAATTATTTTAGCAAAATCTGGTATAGCTGATATACCTGCGCTTCCTAAATAATTAGTTTGTGCAGCTTCTCTTAAATAAAAAGCAAGTTTATTATCCCACGCGTCAGGACTTCTTGTTAAAACTGAAGTTACAACTTGTTCATAAGAAGCAAAATATTCTTTTCTATATGCGTTTACTTGTGCTTCTGTTTTTCCTGCTAAATACATTTCTTCAATTACGTCATCCATTACATCATCAACACTTTTACCAGAATATTGTTTAGCGTATTCGTATTTTGCAGCAACTTTATGGGTATATCCTTTCATAATTGCTATAGGATCTTTTACAATAAACTCCCAAACTAATTGATTAGGTATATCTAATTCTCTGTGTTTAAAATGTTTTGATTTACCTGCGCCTACATTTGGAATTATTTCTTCATCATTTTTTTGTAAAATGTTATCTATAGTTTTTTTTACTCTATCCGCAATAGCATCTTTAGAATCGCTTAAATTAGTTTTTACCCATTTATTATCAACACCTTTTGACATTACAAAAGGATTCTCTTTATACCATTTTGTTAAAACTGTTTCAAATTTTTCTCTGTATCTTTCAATATATTTTTTATCCCAATATCTAGGAAGAAAAGATTTTTCTCCTGCTGGAGCAAGGTCATCTTTTGTTTGCAAAGATAATGTATTTTCTGATATTTCAGTTTGTTTTCTTTCTATTCTAGATCGGTAAAGTTTAGCAAGATTACTTTCTTTACCTTTTCTTTTAATTTCATCTGCAAGTTTATTTTTTAAAGATATTAAATCTTTTTCAGCATTATCAATAAGTTTTTTTATAGTTATATCATCGCCTATTTGACCAGTTGCTCGTAATCTTTTTTCCCATTTTTGAAAAAATTTATCTACTTTTACCATTGCAGATTTTTCTGCAGGTGTAGTTCCTTCTTCTCCAAATATTCTTTTTCTGTTTATTTCAATTAAAAAATCGGTAAAATTTTGCCTTCCTTTACCTCTTGATATTTTATTTTCTAATCTAACTGCCATATCAGCTGCATTAACACCAAGAGTAGTCTTAACATCTATATCAATTTGATCTCCCCAATCTTTTAAAACGTCTTGATATACGCTAACCCATTCTCCATTTCTTATTACTGCTTTTTGTTGTATAGAAGGACCAATAGTTTTTTGTAACTTATGTAAATTTAATAATATTCCACTATCACTTATTAACTCTAATAAAGTTTGTTTAGCAAAATCAATATTATCTGAATTTAAAACTCTTTTAAGTGGTGTGCTTATAAAATTTCCTATTGCCCCGCCAGCAGCAATAGAAAATTTATCAGTTGATTTAGTATTTTTTATTTCTAAATGTCTTACTGCAAGTTCTTCATCTATTTTTTTTAATTTTTCTTTTTCTTTTAATTTAGTTTTTTCTAATTTAGATTTACCCAATCTATCTACTGGCAAAGTTTGTGGATCTTCTTGCCCTAATCTAATATTTATATCATCTATTTTTTTTCCAATAGAATTAGATTCTTTTTTTAATTCTTCCTGTGTTTTATTATTAAATTTTTTTCTTGCTTTAGGGTCTTGGGCAATAGTTAAAGTATTATTATTAAGCATATTATTTATATTATTTAAATTAATTTGCTCATTAGCATTTTCATCTGCTGTTTTTATCATTTTGTTAAGAGATTTAAATCTCATTGCTCTAGGCACATTAATTGCGCTACCAATTAAACCACCAGTAACAGCAGCAAATCCAATATTAAGCGCAGCTTCATCTACAGTAGCTAAAGGATCAAATGGATAACGAATAGCTTCTAAACCAGTTTGCAATGCACCTACACCAATAGCACTTCTTGCAGCTACTCTTCCTAAAGTTATAGCAGGGCCACCTAAAGGTATTGTAAATGCATTAATTGGGTCAAGAATGCTTGCCCCTGCTTGCGCCCAAAAACTAGAATTTTCTAAAATTTTTCTTCTTTGAATATTATCATCTATTTGAGACTTTAATTGAATCATATGATTTTTGCTTCTAGCATAGAGTAAAGAACTACTATATTCTTCGTAACCTGCTAAATCAAACTCTGGAGAATAGTCATCATCATAATCATATTTTAATCTATTAGAAATAAAATCTATTAAAGGATCATAGGTATAACCTAAAGATGCTTTAACTGTATCCCAAAAAGGAACATCAACGTTTGCTATTGGTTGATCAATAGCTGGACTTAAATGTTGTCTAAGATCTTTTGGACTAACTATACTAACTGCCATCAAATTTTTCTTTTAATTGTTGCATTTTTAATTTGTTTTTTTCTGCATCTGTTTTACCACTTAAATTATTTTTATTTATAAGCCCTTCATAAATACCTTTAAACGGATTTATTGTGTTTAAATTTTTATTTTCTATTTTAATAGATGTACCTACCATAGATTCACCTATTAATTGCAACATTCTATCTGTTTGTTGGTTCCATTTTTTACTATTTTTTATATCTTCTTCTGATATTTTCATTTTTTCTTTTTGAATTTGTTTTGTTATATCTAATAAATATTGGTCTTTTGTGCTTAAAAGTATTGGTTGCTCATCTCCAAATTCATCAGTAACAGTTAATAATTTTCTACCACCACCTTTAAGTTTCATGTATAAGCCATATATTCTTTGGTCAGCTCCACCTCGATTTTCATATGCCCCTGGCATTGCTATAAGAACAGAATCAAACTCACGGAGTCTTTCTTCTTCTCTTGTTTTTATATCTTCAGGTCTTTGGCTTAATACTTTTTTTAATGGGTGTAGAGTTTTATAGTTTCCAAATCCAACATTTGGATGATGTAAAGCTAAAACTTCTTGAGCGTTTCCAATAAATGCTTCATAAACTTCTGGTATAGGCATAGCTAGACGTAAAGCGTGTATGGTTCTATTAATATTTGCTCTTCCATAATCTTCAACCAACAAATCTTCAGGATATTTTCTAGCATATAATTCCTTTAATTTATCTTTTGTTTGGTCTGGAGTGTACCCACTTAATTTTAAATATCTTGCATAGATTTCAAAATTATACATTGCTTCTGTATCATTTAATAAATCAGAACTTACGTTAGAATTTGCCCAACGTGTAAATGTTTCTGTTTTGTCATTTATGTTACCATTAGGATCTCCTAACCATACTGCAAAACTTTTTATTTCTTTGTCATCATCTATTAAATTTGCTTTTTGAAAAAAATCTAAAGAATTAGCTTCGCCTTCTTCATTTTTTATAGTATTTGCTACATCAAATAAAGCGTACGTTTTTGCATCCATTGTATTAATTAATAAAGGTTGTGGATTTTGTGTTTTTTCGTCTGCATTATTTTCAAGTATTTCAAACAAAGCCAAAGCTGTTATAGAACTTTGAGCTGTAGTTCCTATTCCAGTTGATTGTTTTTTCATAAATTGTTTAAAACCTTCTGGTATAATTCCTCCTTCTAAAGATTGCTGTATACCATTTAATACTTTTGGGTATTGTTTTATTTTATTTAAATTAGACAAAATAGAATTTAAATTTTCTCCTTCAGGTATATTGTTTTTTATTAATACTTCGTATGCTAATTTTTGATTTGGCGCAGTATTACTAGCATTGCCTAATAAAAGATTACTTATTAATTCTTGTTCTCTTGCAGCTGCTTGATTTGCAGCTTCTAAAATAGCCATATCTTGCCGTCTGCTAGAAAGTATAGTTGTTATTGATTTATAATTTCCATTTACATCTACTGTTCTTTTTAAAATTTTAAGGTTGTTTTCCTGCTTTAAATCAAATTGTCCTTGAGAACTTGCCCAAGCTTCTGCTTCTGCTATTTCTGTTGAGTTTGCAAAAGTTAATTCTTTCATAGATGATTCAGCAAGTTTGTTTCTTAATAAATTAACAGTAGGATTAATAAGACTTAAATTATCAAGAAGATTATATTTTCCTTTTGGGTTTTTTGTTTCATTAATAAAAAAATTTATTAGCTCTTTGTTTGTTTCGTAATCATTTAATTCTACTTCGCGTAAAATAGAATCTCGATCATTTGCTAATAAATTCCTTTGGTCTTGTACTCTTAAACCTTTATTACCATTATATGCTTGTGCTGCGTTTCCAATCTGACCTTCAAATCCTTTTGTATTAAAATTATTTCGTTGCATAAAATTAATAATATTACTTTCATCAGAAGTAGGTGCGCTTTGATTTGGAAATTTTTTAAAAGCGTCTTTAATATTTCCTTCTAAAGCCGCTCTAAGAATTGATATTCTTGCTGGTTCTTTTCCAACAAACAAATTATAAACAAGAGTTTCAACTAATTGTTGTTTTTTATTTTGCAATGCATCAGTAAGAGTTTTTCGTTGAGATTCAGAGCCAGCTACATTTACAAGTTTAATAAACTCATTTTGGAAATCTGTTTCATCTTGATTTAAATTTTTTTCTATTTCTCCATTTACAGAAAGGTCTAGCTCATTAATGTTTTTATCTGTATATGGATTATTTTTTGCTTCTGTAATAAAATCAAAAGCACTTGTTACACCTTCTAAGGCACTTTCATTAATACCTTGTTTATTAAGATAATCAATTTCAGAAGTAATTTCTGTAGCTATATTTTTTAATATAACAGAATTATTTCCAGTTTCTTCCCTTAATTGTGTAATAATATTTTTTGCTTGTGAGCTTAAATTTCCGTCATAGCCACCTTTTAATACATGAAGAATTTCATTTCTTATAGGTGTTCCAGTAGAATTAGTTGGAATATTATTTTTAGGATTATTTAATAATAATACAGCTTTGTTTGTCGCAATCATAGTTAGAGTTAATTCATTAAATTCGTTTGTAAAGCCACTAGCTAATATAGATTTAACATCTTCAGCATCTGTAAATTGTTTCTCTAAATCATCTACTTCAACAGCTATTCTTGCATTAAGCTCTACACCAGAATAATTTTTTAAAAGAGCTGGCAAATGAATATTTAACCAATCATCTCTTTTTTGTACTAGTTCTTGCCCAGTTTTTGCGTTTTCTCTTCTAATGCTTTCTTGTGCAATAAGCGGAGCGGTAGAATTTATTATTGCTACCCCACCAACTTTTATAGTTTCTTTCCATTTGCCTTGTGCGTTTTCGTGCATGTCAGCAACATACCTAGACATTTCTTCACGAAAATTATTTTCATTTGCAGGGTATTTTATTTTTAATTCTAATGCTTTATTTTGTAATTCTGATTCTATAGAGTTTCTAAATCTAGCTTGTATTGTTCTTTTATAAGCATCTCTAGCAATAATACCTCCAGTTATTAAATTAGAATCTAATGCTTCTGGAGAACCTGTTTCTGGATTAAAAGCAAATATTTTAGCTTGATCAAGAGCCATAGCTGCATCAAGGCCAGATTGCTCTGCTTGTTTAGCACCTTCTTTTAAAGCTATTTCATTCAACCTGCCAGCAGTATTGGCAACAGTTTCCCACATTTGAGTTTCACCAGTCTCAAATCTAGTCACTCCTATTGGTTGATTTATGTAAGATCTTTTTTGTTTAGTAACAGCCATTATGCACTTCCTGCTAAATCAAAAGGCCCAACCACCATATCTGCTACCGAAGTATTAGCAGGCCATATATTTGCCATATTATAAATTCCAGTAGTAGCAGTCCCCATCATGTTAGCATATCCTGCGCTTAAAGCATTAGAGCCGCGCTCTCTTGCCAAACCTGCTTGTACGGTTCTTGTTCTTGATTGATAATCAGTCTGCAAAGCTATAGCACTTAAATCTTCACCAACAGTAACTGCGTTAGCTTCTTGAAAAGCTTGTATTGATGCGCTTTCAACATCAACACCACTTGCAGAAAATACAGCTAAGTTAGATTTTTCAGCAGAAATATATTCTTCTACACGCGCATTTTGATTTTGCATAGCTTGCACTTTGCTCATCTCTCTATCAATTTCTATTTGCTTAGCTTGCCTATCTTCAGCTTTTTTTTGGGCTTGAGCTGCTTTTTGTTGGGCGCCCATTTTTATCATGGTACTTGCGCCAGCAGCTAATAATTGTAAAGGCATACACATTAGAATATTAACTCCGCTATAAGACCATTAACCTGCATTGGTAATGGTGCTGATTGACTAATAGTAATTTTAGGATCACGATTGTAACCAAGTAATCTAAATTCTTTTTTACCTGTAAAAGATTCTAATGGTAAAGAAAAGTCACTTGTTACATTACTTATTAAAAGATTTGTTCCATTGACACTTGTAGATAAAGTAGAATTTAAATCTAAAATTACACTTGATATTCCTCTTATATCTCCTGTTAATGGGCCATTTTGAGCAACTAAATCTATTGGATTTGTTTTTAAATTTACATCAAACTTTAATCCTATTTCTGCGCTGCTAAGAGTAGACACAGAAGAAACATCAATATTACCACTAGCTACAGTAAACTCTCCTAAGTAATTATTTTTATCTATTACATTTAAAACAACACCATTTTCAAAACTACTTGAAACATCAAAAACACCACTACTACCAGAATAAATAGATGATATATCAGTATTAACTGTATCAGAAAACTCACAAAGAAAATAAGAACCTCCAGAAGAATAAGTTGCTCCTTCAGAAAAAGATTGCATTATTGCAAATACTCTATTGCCTATTGTAGTGGTAGAAATAAATGCAGCTTGAGAAGTAAACTCTACCCAACCTGCTTTTTTTTCTGCTCTGTTACTATTAAATACTGAAATAGTATGATCGCTATTAAGACTAAAAATATAATTTTCTGATCTATTTAAAGACGCAGTTAATAAATTTAATTCTACAGGAGATTTAATTAAATGCTCTGAAAGTGTAGATATTGCGGTTGAAGTGTATGCTTGCTCACCCTCAGTAAATAAATATTCTCTTACAATTTTACCACCATTTTGAACAAATACAGTAGAGCCATCCATTATTTGTGGGTTAGCATATTCAGATCCAAAAGAAGTTTGTTTACGTATAGTAACTGTAGTTGGTGTTAACGGTTTATTTTGAAATGAAGGAATATATAATTCAGATGCGGCCGTAAATATTTGCAAATCACGATTAGAAACTAAATGTCGTATTTCATTTACCTCTCCAACATTTGCTGTAATTTGTATTGAGTCATTATCTTCAGCATCACCAACATCAAAATTATAATACTGACCAGATTTACTCATCCAAATAGAATCTGGTTGCGATGTTGTTCCTGCAAATACTAATCTATTTTCGTGAAATGTTACCGCAGCAGGATAGCCTCTAAGAGCAGAAAAAGATTGCTCAGACCATTTTGTTGATGCTGCATGGGTTTCTATAGTAGGAGCGCCACCACCATCTATTGTTGTATTTGCAGAACCACTAGCAGTAAATGTATAATGATTAGAATCTATAATACTTGTTATAGTTCTAGTGCCATTTAAATTTGAAGAAGAAATATTTCCAACAGAAGCTGCATTAGATATTATTATTGAATCATCTTTAAATAATCCATGATTAAAATGAGTTACTTCTATATTAGTAGAAGAGTCTGTTGTTCTAAAAGCATTTAAATCTAAAGTTTGAGACAATGTTCCAAACACTGTTCCTTTAGCTTGGGTAGAACTTTGCACAGAAGTTATTTCTATTTCAGTTCCATGATATCTTATTGTAGTTCCAAGGTGCAAAGAGTCTAAATAATCTCCTGCTGTTGCGCTTCCTGTAGTATCCCAATAGGCAGAACTTGTTGTTAAAACAACATTTGTTCCAGTAGTTGCGCTAGGGTCTAGTGTAACACCTTGATCTTGAAAAGAATAATAAGGTTGGTAAATTTTTTGAACATCAGATTGAGAATCAAACAAAAAAGGCTCAACTCTAAAACTATCCAAGCCAGTTCTTACTAATTGTCTAGGCATAAATAAAGGATGAGAAATAAACATTACATCACCTGACTGTGTGAATGTATATTCATCAAAATAACTTTCATTAAAAGGTAATTCAATCTCATGATTGCCAACAGACACATTGCCAGCAGGATTACCTACTGCTGTAATTTGCGTTATTGATTGCCATAAGTCTGCTCCATATGCAGTGCCAGCATTAGCACCAGTAATTGTTTCATTTGAAGACCCAGCGCTATTATTTTTTACTCCAGTAACAGTAAAAGAAATACCAGAATCATCTCCACTGGAAGTAATAGAAACTTTTCTTGCATACCCATCAGCAAATGTAACAGAACCCCCAGAAGCTAAACTTCCATTAATTACTAAATTAGCATTTAAACCTACTGCTGCTGTGGTAGATATAGTTTCACTGTCTATTTTTACTTCGCCTATTACTGTTGTTGAAAGAGAAGGAGAGTTACCATCATCATCTGGGTTAAGTTTAAATATTTTTAATGCATATTTTCCATTAACAGTAAATTTTTGCCTAATTAAAGAAACTATATATCGTTCATCATGAGAAAAAATAAATGGAAATAATTTAATATGAGGTTTAATTTCACTTCTTTTTGAAAAATTTTGATAAACAGAAAGTCCTTCTGAATTTACAGAAATTTCCAGATTTTTTAAAAGAGAACTTTTTCTTTGAATAAAACAAAAAACAGTTGCTGGAGTGGCATTCTGTATAAAAGGCATTAGTTTAATTGCAACGCTTATATTTATAGAAGTTTGGTTGTTACTTGAATAAGGTCTAAAAAAATAAACATTACCAGAAGGTGAGCTTGGAGCTGAAGATCCTGCTGCTTCTGCTTTTAAAATGTATAAATTTCCATTAGTATCGTATATATTAACTGTATCTCCAACAGCAATATTAGCATAATTAGTTACCTCAATAACTCCATAAGAAGTAGGAGCATTTACTGTTGAAAAATCATATACTGATTTTAAACCATTGCGTTTAACAACTCCACCTTCTGCTCTAAGAAATAGATTTTCTATACGCTCAGCAGACGCTGTATATACATCTGTATCAGTTCTTGAAGATAGTGATGGACTTATTTCTCCAAATTGAAAATTGGAAATTGGTACTCGTACTTTTTGCATCAACTACGCCTTTGAGTTATAAACCTCGATGTATTTAGAGTACGATTTGTTTGTTGCTGTGAATCTAAGCCTCTTGCCTTAGCCATAGCCATCACACCTTTTTGTTCCATAAGTTGAGATAAACTTGCATCTCTTACTAAAGCTACTGCAAACACACTAGCTAAAGCGTACTCTACAGCCAACACAAAATAGGAAGGCCAAAATTCTTCATCAACTCTAAACGTATAATCTATTATTAATTCATCGCTAGAGTCTGCATCGCAAAATATTTTATCACCATATGATTGATATAATATTGGGTAATCATTTACTGTTACCGCATGAACCATAAGTGAATCACTTGGTATTTGATAAGCTGAATCATATCTGCCAGTAGGTGCGTCAGATAGTTTATTTAACACAGCTTGGTTTGTTGCAAATCTCCACCTTGTATTTACAAGTGAAGCTCTAGCAACATCTTCATACATATTAGAAGCAACAAGTGCTTCATTGTTTCCGTCATCAAACGAAGTAATAGGCTCTGCGCCTATCAATATTAAAGCCCTGCTAGATACATCTACAGGGGAATCTGCTGAAGTGCTTATTACTGCCATATATATAAATGGGGGGCTATTAACCCCCCACTCCTTTATTAATCGCCATCTGTTTCAACGACAGCAGTGCCGTCTGAAACATCTACTACAGAGCCAGTGTTCGAAAGAACATTAACTAAGTTTGATGTTGGCACATTGGTATCACGAACAAGAATTGCATCACGAACAGAAAGCATATTTGCTGCGTCGTTAAAGTAACCTTCTGTGTTTACGGTAGCAATCGCATCTGCAGATGTATACATCCAAAAAGATCCGTTTGAATCGCCACCAATGCGAGTTAGTCCGCTTGCGCTATAAGCCATAATTAAACTCCTCTCTATGAGTTATTGTCAAGGACTTCATAAACGCCAGCGTCGTTGATTACGACAGCGCCCATGGACATCATTGAAGTTGCGAGGTGAGAAACTTTCTCAGGCACATAGTTGACCTCAGTAGAAACATCAGAGTTTATACCAAGTCCAATTGCAGATTGATGGTAAGCAATGTTTTTACCAGCAGTAACCGCAGACGTTGAGAAAATTTTCATTCCTAAAAATTCTTTCATTGTCATGCCACCTGCAAACGGAAGGTTTTTATCGCCAACGTAATCAGAAGAAGCAAACTCTTCAATTAAGAATAAGTCAGCAAAACCTTTAGGGTGCATTGCTAAATATCTCTGACCATCTTCAGGAACATCATTTGTACCTAAAGTTTCAAACAATGATATAAGATCAGCTTTTGCGAGAGCAGAACCAGTATCATGTATTTGAGTTGAGCTTGCACCTGCATCCATTGCTGCGTACAGAATGGCATCAGTCTTACGACCTAGTGCAGCAGCAGCAGATTGTGCTACAGCTTGACGCTCGTTAATGTTGACTTTTAACTCATCTAACTTGTCGATGTACTCAGCAGCATAGTAGTCTGCCATTGTAGCTTCGACTGTGGTGTGAGCTAGTTCCATTGGTGTAACATTACCGTTGCGTGATTTTGTTGACGCTTCGGCACTACCAATCTTTTGGAATCTGACCACACTTCCAGTAACGTTAGAAGTACGAACAGTATTCCGCAGCTTTGAACCCATACGTTGATACGCTAGATGCACATCAGATTCAAACTGCTTAATAAAGGCTGTATCTATTGTATTAGCCATTTTATCAGTTCCTTATTTAAGTTGCATTTAAAGTATCTTGAGTGTCCGCTCTGTCATATCAATGCAGGTGTCCTTACGGGCTGCTCAATGAATTACGGGTCTTGATGGAAAAGCGTAAACATTCTTTCTACGTTGATTGCAACGCACAAAATGAGCCATATTAAAACCATGCTCATTGCAATACATTTCTGTTAGTTCAAAACCTAACCAATTTAACCATTGAAGCATCTTATGATTACCTTCCCAAGTGTCTACAATAATTTCATGGTAATGGGTGTGTAAGTAATCAATTAATTTAGGAGATGCTTTAACAAAAGAAAACCAATTGTTTTTCATTTTCTCAGAAAACACTGTCCACATTACTGCTTGCTGGTGTGTAATACCTGTTATACCTACAATAGCTAGAGGCTCTTTACTATTCTCTATAGCAAAAACATCAGGTGTTTCTGAGTATTGAATAAGAGTTTTCATTAAATCAACTTTATATACAACTTCAGCTTCAAATAAATTTTCTCGGCTCATTGTGCTGTACATAGGAATTACATGGCGTTTCTGCATGGGAACCATTTGTAGGCTCCCATGACTTATAAGAACTTTATCCATATAATTTTTTGAAACCATCATCTACTTGCTTAACAAAATTAGGATCGCGTCTTGTTGCGTTCCAGTATCTTTCATCTTGCATCATAGCTTGAAGGTCTGCTTCTCCAAATGTAGCAACAGGAGAAGATTCAGCAGAAATTTGAGTGTCTTTATTTTGTGACATAATATGCTCAATAAGCATAATGCCCTCCGCTGTTTCGCCTAATCTTTCTACAGCACCACTCAATTCATCTGGAAAGTATTTATTAGCAAACATACTAACAGCTTCTATTCTTGTGTTAGCATTATCTCCTAGCTTTTCTTGTTCTGCCGCTAAATCATTCTTAGGCATTGCCGCATCAATAGCTTTAGCGTACATCTCTATGCCTTCTTTAAACTGATCTTGGCCAAACCCATTATTAAAAGCGTGTTCAGACCACCAGTTAAGAAGTTCATTATCTGTTGCAGACTCTGAATCTACAATATCAGGAAGCTCATAACCACCTTTAGTTTCTGGGCGGTTAATAAACCTTTCTGCATCATGCTCTTTTATAATATCTTCACGCTTAGCACCAAGCTTAGATTCTAATTCGCTATATGATTTAGCTAACTCAGCAGGATCATTAAATTTTTCTGGAAGCCACTCAGGTCTTTCTGGTGCAACTTCTTCTGGTGTTTCTTGTATAAGTGTTTCTGCTTCTTCAGCCATTTGATTTTATCCTGTGTGCATGATTAATTCTAGTTTCTAAAAGGCCGATAACAAATCGTTGCCCTTCTATATGGCGTAACTCTTCAGTACTCACATTAGGACCGTGAACTAAATCAATAGTTATAGCTCTTAAATATCTAAGAACTTCTTTGCCAGTATCAGAACTAAATAACTGCGCCACGTTTTGGCTTATTTGCTCGTCTGCTTCTTTTGGTCTTTGGTAGCCGTCTACCCCAACATTAATTTGCTTAGTTTGTTTTTTATTGCTCAACTACTTGCTCCTGTTGTTGCGGCTCCCCTTGCATCATTTGTTGCTGTTGAGCCATTTGTTGTGCCATCGCAACTAACTGCTTACGCTCTTCTTCGTCGCGAATCAAGGTATCAGGTACACCAAATTTTTTAGCAAGGAAAGCGGCAGTTTCTTCAGAGTTAACAAGAAGCTGCATCATCTCTGGTCCAAACCTACCTTGGATAAGCTCTAAGAACCTAGCAACAGAGGTAATATCTTGGTTAGCTTGCGCTTGTGCTAGTGGAGACACAGACTTAATCTTTACCTCTCTACCATTAACAGTAGGTAAATCTATTCTGCCTTGTTTCTTTAGTATGTAAATAACTCTTTGCAATACTGGTTGCACCAACTCTGCTTGCAATCTACCGAATGCAGAGCCAATTCTTCTTGATAAATCAGCCATACGCTCTGCAACCTCAGTAGCAGATGCAGGAGTTCTATCTGGATTACCCAACATATCGTTATACAATGCACGTTTAATATTCAATCTCATGTCACCAAGAACAAGTTGCGCTACATCAAAACCACCTGCTGCTTGTATTGGCTGTAGTCCTGCTGATCCAATAGCTTTTGGTATGATAGATCCTGGAACAAGCTGTATTGTATCTGGGTTAACAACACCATCATCATCCATTTGATATATACCAGAGATAGACATCTGTGCATTCTCAAGTATTAACTCTATTGTTAGGTTAGTTGTTTTAATCGCAGAGAGTGCATTCATTAATGGCCCACGCCCGTACACTTCACCTGCACATTTAGACCAACGGAAACAAATAAATGGATTAGAGCCTACACCTGACATTTGTTTGAAATAAATAACAGATTGTGTAGTCATACAAAAAGCATAGCTAAGATACGCTTCTTCATTCATTTTAGAATAATCACGACATATTAATTCAAGAACTGTTGTTGTGTTATTAGTTCCATTTTGCATCATGTTTTGTATTTTATCATTTAATATAGCATCAGGATATAATATCTGTAGCTGATCAAATCTAATATTTTTTCTTTCTCTAAACACATGATCAATACGATCATCAGGCCCAGTATCAAGTATTACATGAGGAAGCGGTATTGCAGAAAACCTAATAGGGTTTAGCGCATCACCTTCTTCCGCAGCCAAGACGCCAGTCCCGACAGCCAAGTCCATAAAAGACTCATGCACTTCTTGGGAAAAGTTAGAATTTTGGAGAATCTCAAAAACATATTCAGTTACCTCATCTAGTTCATTGTTAACAAAATCTCGTTCTGCTTTTGGAACTTCAGAACCAGAAGTTAAATCAGCCCACCTAGCAAAGTTAGGAACAAGACCTGATTGTAATCTTGATGCAAACTCTTGTACGCCTACAACAGCAGTCTCATCAAATATCTTATCATCTCTGCGTTGACCTATTGTCTCATTATAAAAAGATTCTCGTTGAGGTAACGCATATTCGTAACACTCTTCAAACAGTGGTACAAAATTTTCTCTTTTAGCCTTGGCTCTTTCATATTGCTCAAGGTATTTTTTTGCTACTGGATCTTCTATCATGTTTTATCCTATGCATTAAACTTGCTATAATATCCCATACCGCTACCAGTTAATAATGAGCGTCTACCTTTTGAGCCTTTTCTTTTTACACCAAGTTCACCTTGCCTTTTAATCATTGATGATAATGGTGCTGATAATGAACTCATTTGCTCTTCTAATGCTTCGCTTTTGGATTCTGCAATTTTTTGTGCTTCAGTTTTTTTAGCTTCTTCTATACTGGCTTCTTGTTCTGCTTGTTGTTCTTCTACAGTTTTAGCATCCATATCCCCACCAGAATCTTCAAATCTTTTTACAGCAGCATCATACTCAGCTTTTGTTGGCTGCTGACCTTTTTCGCTTTTCTTTAAACGATACTCTTCAAAAGTTCCTGGATTTCTAGGCTTACCACCGCCCATACCTAAACACATAATATACCTCTTTGTTGTTTATGCCCGATAAGCATAGAATAAATAATAATTCAACGCACAATTACATACGCGACCATAATCCCTGTCTACGTCTTGGAGACTTTTGTTTAGCAAAAACATCAAAGTTAGTCCTAGCTATTGTAGGTTTTGCAGCTACTTGATTATTCATCAATGCTCTACCTTCTCCTGCGCCAAGAAGCATATACTGCAATGCATCGTGTATGTGTGAGTACATATTTTTATCTGGTTTATCAGCGTATCTTTCTCCAGATACTTCCATTCTTCGGTACTGATACCCACCTTCAAAGCCCTTAATTAACTGCGCGCAACGTCTATCTACCAAAAACGCAGGTTTGCCTTCAGACATTTTGTTGAGCTGCGAATTGACCGACTCAAGTCTAAGGTCAACGGAATTAGACGGAGCGGGATATGCTCTAAGACCAGCACCTCTAAGGACATGGAAAGGGGTGGACTCGTCGGTTTGCGCGCGGAAATCACCAGCAGGATCGCCATATATAAGAACTTCAGAAACCCCAGAAAACCGAGTGGCAATCTCTTCACGAAGAACTTCAGCAAATCTAACAATACCCATATCAAACGCAACAATTTCTGACTGTACAAACCATCTACCTCTTACTTTTTGACCAAGAACTGCCGCAGGTGTTAGCCCAAAGTCAAGCCCAATATAGAGCGGATTACCTGCTGCGACTGGTATTTCTTCTTTAGCAACGTGTGTTTCTGTTACAAACATAGGATATATAGGCTTTCCATCTTTAATTGTTCCTAGTCTATTCATAACATAGACATCAATCCAACTCTTTGTCTTACCTTGTATAAGGTTAGGATAGTAGGAGTCCATCATATTGTTACAATTTTCTGCTTTTTTATTTATTTCGTAACGATCTATCTCACCTTCTTTAGTAAGCTTTTCAGTCATTCCAGAAGGTTGTGTAAAGAATAACCAGTTATCAGGCTTAACAAGCATCTTTGCTTGCTCTCTTGGTATGTGATCTGGTATCGGAACTTCGCCTGACATAATAGGCCACCAATGATCTTCCTCTGGAGCGTTGGTATCTGCAATAACACCAGTCCAACTTGGGCCTCCTTCACGCATAGAAGGAAACCGCCCTACGCGCATGGTACATGCATCAATAATACTCTTAGGTATTTCTCTAGCTTCGTTGATCCAGATGCCAGTGAGTTCGAGGGATAGCAATTTTTTGACATCTTCAGGGCGGTCAAGGGCTAAGAATAGAACTTCTAACTCTATATCGCCCTTTTTAATATTGTGAGTGTATGGAACAGACCAAGTAAACTTACCCCAATCGTTTTCTGGAAACCAATCAAGCCAAGTTTTTATTGTTGTTGTTTTAAGCTGTGGGTTGGTATTACGAATAATAGCCCATCGGCTGCGCCGAATACCTTGGTCATTCTTCTTTTGCATTAAAGCTCTGCGAAACACTTCAACACAACACCCAACAGATTTACCAGATCCTACTGGCCCACGTATACCACGAAAGAAAGTATCGTCTTTCATAAATTGTTTTAGGGTTTCTCCATCAGGCTTGTATTTAAAGTCAATCACTTGTTTACAATTCCAGAATCTACACCTACACGCATTATTTTCTCTACAGTGGAAGGTGCTAGAGAATCAATAAGTTTATCTGCCTCATAGTTTGTGCAGAAATCTTTTGGGTAGTGTTTAAAGTTTACAGTCTTAACAACTGTTCTTAAAACTTCTAGCTCTTGTGGGGATAATGTAGATATAAAGCTCATTGTTTACTCATTAGTGGACAGTATGGACAGGGGTATATACTTAGTTGACAGAGTTGATAGGGTTGACCCCCTATTTCTTTTTCTTTTTAGGAAACCCAGCCTTCATATTTTTGTATGCCTTGTCTGTAATAGTACTCTTAGACTTTGGTCTACTAATACCCTTCTTCTTCCTAGCATTTATGTTTGCATATAAACCTTTAGCCATTACTTTTTCTTCTTTGCTGGTTTCTTTTTAGGTGGCATTGCTGCTTTTTTAGCGGCTGCTATACCTTTAGGTGTGTATGCAAACTTCTTTCCTTTTACATTAGGCATTCTTTTTATTCCTTTTGCTAATCATACTAGCCTTTTTCTTTGCATCCGCTTTAGAAGACGCACCCCACGCTTTAAGGCTAAGAAGTAAACGTGTTGGCTTTCCTTTGGAATCTCTTTCTGGCCCTCTCATATTACCCATTCTTGCTAAGAAAGAAGCGCGTCTAGGATTGTCACCGCTCTTAACTGGCGGTTTAAGTGTACCCTTTTTATAACTTGCTCGACCCTTTGCATTAAGGCCACCTTTAGGGTTTTTACCTTCTTTTCTAGTCCACGCTTCTGTCTTCATTTTGCAAATCCTGCACCAAAATACAACCCAACAATAGCACTAACTATGTGTGTGTCTAGTGGGGTAATAACAAATCCTGCTGCTTCTTTCCAAATAACCTTTTCACTATCAGAACCTACTAAGAAAGAAAATATATTGCCTTGTATCTCTGAATAACCAACCACAACACCTACATCTGGGTAAAATATGGCTGCTACTTTAGGTAATACAATAATAGAAAACACTGCACCAAGAGCAATGAGCCTACGTGTCCAGGCAAAATGCGTATCTTTTCTACCATATTCTCTAGCATCTTTGGCAGCAGTAGCGCGGAACTCGCCACGCTGTAACAACATCTTATTGTTTTCCATTCTTGCCTTTAAAGCCTGACCCCACAAAGACATAACACCGCCTAAGACTGTAGAGCCTAGCATAGTAATTAATTCTAATGGAAATCCCATTATTTATACTCCCTAGCTTTTGGCTTTAAAGAACCACCTAAGTTTTTAATAGCTGTAGCCGCTGCTTCCATTCTTGCAGCAGTACCAAGACCTTCTTTTTTAGCTCTTTTATACTCATCATTATCTAAAAATTCTGCGGCAGCTTTAATATAATTACCGCTATTTATAAATTTTACTGTGTCATGATCTGATTTAAATGACCCTCTAAAAACTTCTGCAAATATATTAACTCTGTCATCCATTGGAAAAGAATCAAAATTAGGAAATAGCATTCTTGCTTTGTTTAATTCTCTAGGAATATTTATTTCTCTAAGTCTTCTCTCTGATTCTTTTACTGTACTTAAATCGCCCTCTTTATAAATAGGACTATTGTCGCCATACCCAGAAGTTATAGTACCATTAGGCTCTTTGTAAGCTTCAACCATATTAGGAAATTCCTTAGAAAATCTTAAACCTTCTAATCTCATTATTGTAAGTGCAGCTTTATCTTCAAAGCTATCAGGTCTTCTTACAGGAATAATAGAGCGGATCATTTCGTTTATTGTATTGGCTGGAGTCCTTTCCATTGAATACCTCTCAGAATAAAAATATAATTGCTTCTAACACAGACCGAGCCTTTTTCAAGAAAAATGTTTGTTGTAGATCACTATGGCAACCAGTGCCGCCGTTTTTGACCCCCCCTCTACATAGCAAGCATCTACCAGTAACTAAGAACTTGCCACACTTACCGCTCCCTCGCTCGATACTTGCGTCTCGCTCCTCCGCTACCCCAGATCTATGTTAACCCGAATGTCTCCAGCAACTTGTACCTGGGCTCTATCAATAGGTTTATACCCTGCTCGGTCTAGTATATCCTTGCTCGCTTCAAGCTGAACATACTCACTCTTTGCACCTGTTGCTAGCTTTGCAACCTGTTGTACAGCTTTTGTAGCATTGATTCCAATCGTTTCCTGTATCTGCCTCATCATATATTCCTGCACATGAGGAAGCTTTAGAGCCTTGCTAGCAGTCACTCTACCACTCTCACCCTTGGCATATCCTGCAAGTTCAGACGCTTTTGTTATACTGCAACCAGTTGCTACGATGGTGTCAACGAGTGCCGTTTGTTTGTCTGTTAATTTTCTATTCATTCTCTGCCTCTTCGAGGTTAGTAGCTTCGAAGTAGCGACATATAATTATTAAATATGTTTTGCTATTTCGAGTAGCCCCCCCTATGATCCCCCCCATTCATAGGGCATAGAAAAAGAGCTTGTCAACACCCTTTCTGTAAGTTCGGATAAATAGAAAGTTAGTTGTTGATTCTATGAAACTATAATAATGCTTTACATCACCCATAATAGGTGTTAATAATATGTTGTAGCAAATGGAGGTTATCAAATGAAACTAATTGCAAAAGTTACACTATCAAACAGGTGGAAAGAAATAGCTTATGAAGCAACAGACGGTGATATCTACTTAGATCCTGACACTGAATATCAAGCTAAAGTATTTAATACTGGAGAAGGTCAGCTTATAGAAATATTAGACACACCGTATAGTGTAACACTTCCAAACAAACTTGGAGTTAGTAACAAAATGAGGAGGACATTATGAGACTAACAAGACAACACTTTGAATTTATAGCGGATGAATTCGCTCCTTTACTGGGGTGGGCTACCGATGTGGAAACTATGGCTAATTCATTAGCAAAAACAAACCCTAACTTTGACGCTGAGAAGTTTAAGAAAAGAGCATTGAAGAATTGGGAAGCAAAAGCAGAAAGGGACGGATTCTATGAGTGAAGCAA